CAAATGTCTTCATCACGCGCCCTCGATTGAGGTGATTTTAAGGGACTGGCTATGCTTGACCTGATTGACCGTGCCGTTGATCGCCTGCTGGGTCAACGCGGTGATAACCGCGCGGTAGCGCACGGTCTGAGTGGATGAACTGGTGTCGGTCACGGTTGTGCTGCCGCTCCAACTCGCATCCGCGAAACTGGGACCGTCAAATTCGTTCATGACACTTGATGATCCCCCTGCTGTCAGGGTGTGCCATAACACTTCATTGGCATTGCCGATCTTGCGATAAATCTGAATAGTGGCGGCATTGCTGCCATTGCCCAGACTCAGCCCGCTGCCGTGACTGGTTTTCGTATACCGACTGTGCCGGGAAAATGTGATCGTCACTGTGCGAATATTCCCGTTGGTCGGGAACGGGCCGTTAATGAGTTCCAGCCCTACGGTCTGGGTGGAATCGCTGTGCGCGGTGTACTTGAGCGGACCCGATGTGGTTTCTCCACCCCACCAAGCGTTGCCGTGGATATCCATCCACATCGTGGCATTGGATTTGCTGGCATTATTCACACCGACATTGGGCCCGAAATACTCCATCAAATCATTGTTCGGCCCGAATCCATTGCCGATAATGCGCTGGGCGTTGCCTTTCCACACGCGCAAGGTGCCATTTTGTATTTCCATTCCCTCCGATGCGCCGCCGGGAGAGACAACGCGGAAAATATCCGCCGCAAATGTCGTGTCCACGATCTGGCCGTTATTGTGCATGCGCATGCCGCCGATCACGTTGCCCGATTTCACGGCAAGACCATATTCGGCGCTGGTTTCCATACCGCCGGGATTCCAAGGTGAGGGTTTGGTCTGATATTCGCCCGCCTGCTCCAGCATCGGGCGGATGATCCAGCCATGCGGTTGCGTGCTGCCATTGCCGAGAAAGCGTACCACGATATCCACAAACGCTGTATTGGCCGGGGCCGTTGCAGCGACGGCAGAACGGTGCCAGTTGTTGAGGTTTTGCCCGACGCTTGGGGAAGACGGTATCTGATTCAGGACCGGGCCATAAAAAATGCCGGAATACGTGTTATCTGGATGGCGGAAGCACAACAGGATTTGTGCGTTGCATTGGTGGTTCAGAATGTAACAGGACGCCAGATAACGCTGCCCTGAAACCGCCGCAACTGTGGCGGATCGCAACTGCCCAAATTGATCGGGCCACCATGCAGCATCAGGCCCTCCCATCCCCAGACTGTTGAGGCCCGGCGGATGATAGGGAGCGCCGCCATAATTGACGTCAGGTTCCGACCACATCGCGGGGATGTGGTCTCGAACCCATCCCTGCGTGCCGCTGTTGAAGGTGGTATTGGTGAGCAGGTTGACGCCATGCCCGGCAGTTTCCAATCCTGCCACTCGGACATTCATGGACTGCACCACCGACGCATCGGCCTTACCTGCCACGCTGGCGCTCACGCCCTGAATCAAGGCCGCATTGACCGCATCGCCGGAGATGCGAGCGTTCTGCTCGGCGATAACGCTGGCATCCGTGGCGAGCTGACCATTGCCGCCAGGCATACGGGTCATGATGCCGTCGATGCGCGATGCTTCGACAGTAATTGCGCCAGCGTTTGCGGCATCACCGGAAATGCGGGCATTCTGCTCTGATACCAGCGCCGCTTCAGGCACGAGTTTTCCGGTCCCTGCGGGCATCCGTGCAATCAGCGCATCGGTGCGCTGGCTTTCAATCAATAACCCGGTACTGGTTTCCAGGCCGCCGGGATTCCATGGCGATGGCTTGGTTTGAGTATCTCGCGCCTGTTCCAACATCGGACGCAGGATCCAGCCGTGGGAGTTGGTGCCGCCATCGCCGATAAAGGCCGCGTGAATCTGCGCATATACCGCATTGGCCGGGGCAATACCGGAAGCGATGGCGTGATGCCAATCGTCAAGATTCTGCCCACCAGTTTTACGGGTGAGAGTGGGCGAAGAGACTGAGGAAATGGCAGTATTGTCCGCGTCACGCCAAATCAGATACAGCCGTGATTGACAGCGGTGATTTGAGAGATGGCACGACGCGATATACCGCTGTTCGGGGATCACCGCGATATTGGGAGAATAAATGCGTCCACGTTGTGTATTGTCCAACTCGCCGGAGGTGCACTTGATGCCGAGACTGTGCATGCCCGGCGGTTGCCGATTATCGCCGCCAAGATCAACGGCAGGCGCAGTCCAGGTCGAGCCGGTTTGGGTTCTGAACCACGGCTGGACGCCGCCGTTAAAGGTCGTGTTGGATAATAAATTGCTGCCGTATCCAGCTGCTTCAAGGCCACTGACACGGGTATGAATGGCACTGACAACAGAGGCATCGGCCTTGCCGTCCACGCTTGCACTGACGGACTCAATCGCAGTGGCATTGACCATATCCCCGGCAATACGCGCGTTCTGTTCGCTCACAATGCTGGCCTGGGACGCGAGTTGGCCATTGCCGCCGGGCATGCGGGTCATGATGCCGTCGATGCGCGAGGCTTCGACCGTAATTGCGCCCGCGTTTGCAGCATCGCCGGAAATGCGTGCATTCTGTTCTGATACCAGCGCTGCTTCAGGCGCAAGTTTTCCGGTCCCTGCGGGCATGCGCGCAATCAGTGCATCGGTGCGCTGGGTTTCAATCAATAACCCGATACTGGTTTCCAGACCACCGGGATTCCACGGCGAAGGCTTGGTTTGAGTATCTCGTGCCTGTTCCAGCATTGGGCGCAATATCCAGCCGAGTGGATTTTCTCCGCCATCTCCGAAAAACCGCACCACCAGTCGCGCATACGCAGCATTGGCCGGAGCAATACCGGAGGCGACGGCGTGGTGCCAGTTGTCAAGATTCTGTCCGCCGGTTTTGCGCGAAAGAACAGGCCCATGGGCGGGCGAGATGTAGGCGTTATCCGCATCGTACCAGTGAATTGACAGTCTGGTTTTACAGCGGTGGTTTGCAATATAACAGGACGCCATATAGCGCTGTCCGGACGTCACCACAATGCTACCGGTGTGCATCTGCCCGTATTGGTCGGTATTGTCCAGGGTGCTGTTCGGACATCCGATTCCCAGATTATGAATCCCCGGCGGATGCCACATCTCGCCATTGCGGTCAACAACAATCGCGGTCCAGGTCGAGTTTTTTTGGCCTTTGAGCCACGGACTGACGCCGTTGTTGAAACTGGTATTAGGCAGCAGATTATGGCCATATCCGGCCGCTTCCAATCCTTCAACGCGGGTCGTTACCGCACTGACTGCGGACGCATCTGCTTTGCCTTCAACTGTCGCACTGACCACTTCAATTGCGCTGGCATTGGCCGCGTCGCCAGTAGCGCGGGCGGTTTGTTCGGCGCTGACGCTGGCCTGGGTGGCGAGTTTTCCATTGCCGCCGGGCATCCTCGCGACCAGCGCATTGATGCGCGCCGCTTCAGCGGCCAGATCACTGGCATTGGTGGTCGCACTGGACAGGGCAGCGGCGGCAATGCCCGCCACCGAACTGTATTGGCCCAAGTGTTCCCAGATATTCGGATGCTGGTCCGGCGGTTGCCCGGTGCTCTCTTCGGTGGCGCGATACAGGGCATTGTTGTAGCGGACCAGCCAGCCGGTGATATAGCTGTGGTCCGCCTCCCACTCGGGCGCATTGACAATCTCTGCCACTTCAGCGGCCAAGGCATCGGTCTGCGCGGTGGCGGTGGTCAGGGCCGCATTCGCCGCCGCAAGTGCCTGCGCAAGCGCAGCATTGGTCTGTTCGCTGGCATTGGCCAGGGCCGCATCGGCCTTGGCCTGGGCATCGGCGGCGGCATTGAGTGCGGTTTGTAAATCGCCCTGGGTGCGCGCCAATACTTCGGCATCGAGGGCAGATTGTTGGTCGATTTGCTGCTGTGTGATGTCACTAATATTCTGGTCGATATCGGCGATATGCTCACCAAGATTTTCGGCCAGGGTTTTGTGAATGATGATGGGAGAGGATATGTTGCCCGATGTATTGCGCGCGCGCGCGGCAAACGTCCATTCACCGGCAGGCGGGACGGTAAATTCAGCGCCATTTGTGAGATAACCATCTGCACCGCCCAACGCGGTCATTGAGTTCCACGAAGGGGCAGTATGCGTGCCCGACCGGTAGCGGATTTCAGCCCCGGCAAAATCCGGTGCCTGCACAGTAGCGGCAGAATATCCCCATGTATATCGGCGTATCCCGCCAGACAGTGCTTCGACATTGAACCAGTCAAATGGCGCAGGCGGGATATTGGCAGCAATGGTCGTATAGGTTGTCTCAACGATGCCGCCGACTACGCCATCATCCGTATGCGGGCGCACGATGATACGGTATACGCCAGCCGATGATATACGCCACCGGGCGCTGTTGCTGCGTGATTCGGCAACCTGGTGCAATTCACTCCAATCATTGCCATCCTGCATTGCAGCATGTATGGTGCAATAGGCCATCGGCCCTTCAATATCAAAACTGGCCTGCAATTCGGTATACACCGTATTGCCTTGAGTGATTTGCGATTCGGTGATTTTCAGGTTGCTGGCAACAGGACGCACTGTCAACAAAGACGTATTGACAGGCGGGACATACTGCCCATTGAGGACATAATTCCAGAATTCGGGTGATTCAGGAACCACGCGCACCCGCGCACTGGAAAAATCCGTTTCCGGTTCAATCCCGACCACGCGTACGCGATACCCTGGGGTTTGTTTGACGTCGTAAATCCACAAGGTATCTGGGGCTGGGTTATCCGTACCATTTCCGGGCAATGGAATATCTGACGGCCACGGATCGGACAAAGCCAACGTGTTACTGTGACCGGTAAATTTGACAATTTTGAACACCCGGTATACGCGCTCACCGGGAATGCGCAGGCCGACAAAGGCATTGCCAGAAATTGGCGCAGGGACAGATTCTTCCAGCGTCAGTACGACTTTGCCATTGCTTACACGGGCTTTCTGCACACGCCCGCCATAACCCCACTGGGTCAAATCATGTTGCAAGGCCAGTACCGACATCCGTCGGTAACTCAGGTGTTCAAGATCGGCGGTGAACTGGATGTCTTTGTACTGGTACAGGCTTTGTGCAAGGTGGTAGCGCGCCAGTCTGGCGGCGTGTGTTTCATTGGTAATCCCTTCGCCGGTGACGCTGGCCGGATTCAAGGCATCGATTTGTCCCGGCACTGCCACGCGCAGGGTTTTGGTAGTCCAGTCACTGGCATCGTAATAACTGTACTCGATGCCGTCGGCGGCATTGGCGAGGGTGTAGTCAATCTGGAATGAGCCGCGTTTGATGGTCGCCATATTGACCACGCCCTGCAAGGGCTGCCCGTCTGCGGCCCAGATAATGCTCAACCGCCCGGCAGACCAGGCGATTTGTCCAAGCCCCGCCAGCGCCAGCGCATTGCACATCGTGTCATGGTTGCGGGCGTCCTTGACGACATAATCATAGGTATAACCCTCTGCCGCACAGTGCAGCATGAAGGCTTGAAATGCGGGAATGTCAATTTGATTGTCATGCAGGAACATTCCGGCCAGCGGGCGGTTATTGGCATCGCGGATGCCGCGCGCATAGGCCAGAAGGTGCGCGCCGGGGTTGGAGGTTTCTTCTGTCACCCAACCTGCGCCCTGCCCTTTCCAGACCGGGATCGGGCGCGAATGCACGATACAGCGCAGTTCTTCGGGTTGTTGCAATTGCCCTGTGGCCTTGAGTTCAACGCCGATGCGCGGGATGCCGGAATAATCGGCCTCGTCGGCCTGCACAGCAATTAGCGTGGTCCATGCAAATTGTGCACGGCCCTGGGTATGTTCGATTGCACGTCCCAAACGGCGTACGCGGATATCGTACTGCCCTTTGGGAAGGTCTTTTGAAAACGCAGTGCGCAGGGTGTCATAGTTGTTGTTGACGAACCTGCGTGTGGCGAATACATGCCAATTTTGGGTGCCTTTTTTCCGGTACTGAACTTCGACCGTTTCATGATTGTTTTTCGCGCCTTTGCGGTCATTGTCGCCGAGGATGTATTCCAGATTGACCGTAGCGCGCACGGTATCTTTCGGCGTGGTGCGTTGAACCCACGCTTTGTTTTTGTTGAGTTCGGCCCCGGCAATGGCGTCTGCATTGCCGTACAGGGGGATGACCTGTTCGGCCATTCCGGGGAATCCGCTATGCCACACGCGCGCACCTTCATATGTGGACAGCAGCGTATCCCCGTTATACAGCGCTTCTACGCGCCCGGCATTGATGCCCGGCGTCAGTACCATGCCCAGATATTGGTCATTGCCCTGATACCAGGGATAGGGCGCACCGATGATGTCCGGTGCGTACTGCACGCGCCCAAACACCAGCGGCAGGGGTTGATACTGGCGGACCTGGTTGCGTCCTGCGCCGATGCTGTAAACGGTATTTGGCTGATCGGCGGGGCGCGGCTGTTTGGGTGCCAGCACTTTGTTGATGAGCATGCTGCCCGCCATGAACACGCCGGTGGCTGCCGCCATCCCGCCTGCACCGCCGATCAAACCGGCCATGCCGCCATAGGCACCAATGCCGAAGGTGAAATAGGTCAGTGCGACAAAAGCCACGATAGCGAGTGCGGCTTTTCCGGTACCGCCGCGCACTTCGATCATCTGGCCGGGTTTCGGGGTGGTATGCAGCCAGTATTCACGCGGAACCGGGACGCCGCCAATACTGACAATCCACGTCTGATTGCCATCCAGCGCCGCAGGTGCATAGCGGGACAGCAGGGTATGCAGGGTCTGTCCCGGCCCGGCACACCAGCGCTCCACACGCTGGCCGTCCAGCGTGATCGGGTGCGGCGTGAGGATGAGTTGACCGGAAGGTTGTGCGAGTGTTTCCATGTGTATCACGACCTGCTGAATCAGGCACTAATCGACATACTCATCATTGGCATTGATGCGCGCATGTTTCACTGCCCTGTCAAACATCAGCGCCCCGTTGCGCATCAGTTCCTTCGCCTGGCCCATATCATGCGTTTCATTATCCAGATCGAACATCGAACACCACATGACGACCCGCGCCAATGCCAGAAAGTTTTCGGTATTGCTGCGACCTGATTGATTCAAACCCAACATCAATCCATCAACCAATACATCACCCGATGTCTGATAACCGTTTGTCGCACTCATGACTGCACCTCATTATGAAATAAAAAATAAAAACTGCTTTTGCAATAAAACTAAATATCAACTTCCCCATACCACGTATATACCCCTTCCACCCTCAATCCGAATCCAGACAAATCGCGCATGCGGTGCAGGACGCTGCACCCGTTGCGTTCGTTGGCGTGCAGCACCCATGCTTCATGTGCCAGCCAGAACCACACACCGACATGCACCGGGCGGGCCTGTTCGATCATCAGTACCAGATCGCCATCGCTCGGGGTATCGGTGCGATGGGCCAGTTGACGCGAAATTTCGCCCACTTGAATCACCCCGCGCAGACCGCGCGGACGGGCCGATGGCAGGTTCACCTCACGCCCGAACAACTCGCGCTGCACCAAAACCACAAGATCGGCGCAGTCAAACGTGTGCTCGCAATAAGGAATCCCGGTGTAATGTTCAATGCGGGAAATATCCATCAAAACACCCCCGGCGCGATAAATGGGGTATAGCGCAGGCGCACGGCCTGCTGGCGCATGATGAGATCAACCCCACCTTCGGCGCGAGCTACCGAGGCGGTGCACGAGACGCGCATGATCGGCAGCGGCATGTCGATCATGTAGGTATGCGGGTCGGCGCGG